CGGGACTGACTGCATTAGTGATATATGTGATTAATTCACCTAGGTAAAATCTATCTCCAAAGTCCCAATTAGCAGCATCAAAGAAATCATTAATAGACGAAATAATTCTTACTTTTAAATCGTTGTCATTGATGGTTTTAGTAGTATTTTTAACTACTTTAAACTGTGCCTGTAGAGCGTATTCGGCTGTTGGGCCAAACAGTACCTTGTAGTTTACAGGATGATAGATCACTTCGTCACTGATTGATTTGATTTCACCTAAGGTATTTCCAAAACTTATCCGTAGACTGTCACTATTTGGTGCTTCAGGTTTGGTTGTTAATCCTCCTGACAGATATTTTCTAAAATTATTATCATAAGATTTTGTTAATAGGTAAACATCAATAATGTTACTTACACTAGGATCAATTCTACGATCTACATTGGCATTATGCACATATTGAAAATTTAATCTAGATCTACCAATATTTGCTTTATATGTAGGTTCTAATATAAATGTGTTTGACGCATAGTCAACACGCTTAACTCTATCTTCTGCAATATCATAAAAATAAACTAGATCGCCATCGTTAAAATCTGTAATACTAACTGTATTTTCCTGCGATCTTATTTTTATAAGTTCTTGACTATTATCAAAATAGGAGTATACAATGTTTCCAAAGGTATCCTTGCTTTCAACAAAGAAAATATAAGGTTTAGGAGTATCAGTGTCTGCGCCAACTACTTGTTCAAATGAATCTGGGTTGTCAATAACTCCGTCGTCATCTCTATCAGCAAATGCAATCTGTACTTCCTCAGCACTTTGAAATCCATCTTCGTACTTGATAGAGTCATCTACTTCAAATATTAACTGTTCTTTAAGCTGTGCCGTATCGCCTGGTTTAGAATTTATTCCTAAAATTCTAATCTGATCTTTGATTACTTTTCCGGTTTTGCTATCATAGATTTTTTGACCGGAATCATAATAGAATCTATTTTGTTCTAGACTGCCAAAAATATAACTTAAAATTCTTACACGAATTTTGTATTCGTCTGCTTCTTTCGTAAATGCTAGCAACCAACTTGTGTCAACATTATTATTAGATGTATCTCCAGCCTTACCAAGAGCAAATGCATTGATTAGATCAATATTAGGAGCTGTAATAATCTTCCACATGGAAGTTGTTAAGTCAAATCGTAAACCAAAATTCTTGTTTTCTGCACAAAGATTAACAATTTGTGTTTCTAATGCATCGGGTAAATTGCTAACAAACTTTGGAACAATTCTAGATGCAATAGCGCCAGTTGGGATAATGTCGTTAAAAACTATTGGGCCTTTACCTGTATTCAATACGCCTCGGCCAGCATTAGTACCATCACCTACTACTCGAATAATTTTAGTCCATAGGCGATCAGTTTGATCAGGATCTAAGACATTGGTTGTTACTAATTCGCCACGTTTAAAACTTTTTCCGGGCGGTGCAACAAATTTTATCAATGACCCTGCTGTTACATATTTTAAAGTATTGGTTGTATAACCGCCAACTTTTTGTAGAGTTAAATCAATAGCATTTAAAAAATAACCTGTACTTTCGTTAACATCTCTGGTAATCTGTGTCCAAATAGTATTTGTATCTGTAAACAAAATCTTATCGTATTTTGTAAAATAAAAATTATAAACGCCTGTACTGGTAAACAAAGGTTCGACGTTTTTTCTAATAAAATTAACTGAATCAATTCTATTAATAGGTTTGAAAGCTAGACTTTTTTCACTTTCTTGTTTGTAAATTAATCCGTCATCGGCAAATACATTAACACTAGAATACTTTCCGCTGGCATCAATGATATCAAAATTTCTAGACACTCCGCTGCTTGTTCTGTTTACTGCTTTAACTTTTAAAATGTCTTGACTACTAGCCAGCGGAGCAAGGTTGTAATCTTCCGCTGTAATCATTCTATTTTGTGTATAGTACTGTGCGGGTGCCTTTGTTCTAATGCTTTCTACCGTTTCAGCAGGAACACTATTACTAACGGTATATTTTAAACTCATGCTGATACTAAGTACCTGCTTGGTTCCGGATTTACTAACATAAGGAATGTTTATATTAATTCCTCGTAGTTCGTTTGGTAATACACTGTAAGACAAACCGTTACTAGTACGATAGTAAACACGAAATGGTCCTTGTGGCAGATTGCCGTAGACTCCATCAGCAAAAATTAAATCTATTCTATCATTATTTTTTGTAGATATTGCATAGATATTTCTAATATTTTTTTCTACAGAATTATAAGCAATATTATTACCAGCTAATGCAGAAACTTTAGTCCACTCTCCTTGCTGTGCCCCGTTGGATGCTAAAGCAAATAACCATACATCGTCGTTGTTGATATTATCGGCATCTATAGAAACTTTTTCATTGGTAGTCGGAACTGGTACAGAAAAATCAGCAAGTTCTAAACTGCCTTGCTTAAACATGAGGTAAAACCCTGTGTTAGGGCTTGATGTTCCTTTACCGTCATTTCTATAGATAAAACCTATTTGATTTCCAGGAACTGGCGGTTCTTCATAAATTTCTTCACTGCCTTTAAAAGCGGTGCTTACTAGTTCAAAGGGCATACTACGGCCTGCTACATTTTTTTGGAAAGAGTAAATAGGAACATCTCGATTGGCTGTGTTAAAACGATACTGTTCTGTAGGAATCCCTTGTATGGTAGCGTTTCCTTGACTTCGGCCAAATTCTGTATTTGGGGACATGGCTGCATTTAACACTGCAACAAATTGTTCTCTCCAGTTAGGATTAGTAGGATCGTTCCAGATAATTGTTTGACGGGCTAGATTCTTTCCGTTGGCATCCAATAGAGGTTCAGTTGTGCTTAATGTATCAAACTTTAATAGACCTTTACTAGCGATATTTCTCTTGGCATTATAGCTCAACATACGAGCTATACGAAGGACGCTTTCTCTACGAGAAGCTAATTCAATAAAATTTTCACGACTGGCTAGATCAATGCGGAAAGCAAGACTCTGTCCAAGGAAAGCAACAGCATCAATCAGGGCAAGATATTCGCTGCTTTCAATATAGTCATTGAAGTCTTCTGGGTAATTTTCACGCAAATATGTGATAATAACTCGACGGAGATTCTCAAAGTCGTAGCTTTTAAAGTCAGCATTTTTAAAGGTCTGATAGATTCTTGTCCAATCCTGATTTATAATTAAATTTGTTTGTCTTGTAGTAGTTGTCATTTTAACGCCCTGATATCATATTTACCTTAAAAAATAAAGTGGTCAGTTAACAACATTATTCTTTTTATCAAAATCAAAAGTCATTTTTTCGTTGATATTAAACGGCAGATAAACAACATCTGCTTGTATACGAATTCCCATGTCTGTGGTATCAATAGTCAACGAATTTACTTTGACTCTTGGATCGTAGTTAATAATTTGTTGTACATCGTCAGTGATCATCTTTTTAATTTCAGGTGTGAAATTTTCAAACAGCATATCCCAAATAATAGTTCCAAAATTAGGGTTTTCTAATTTTTCACCTTTACGAATATAAAAGTGATTCATTAAATCCCTCTTGACTAGATTAATGTCATAGAGTTTAAAGTTATTTTTAATTTCGTTAGAGCTGAACCCTCGATAGGTAAAACTAGAACTTGTCTGTGCTGTTGTAGCTTTGTTAGTTGCCACTGATTGTTGGTTGTATAGTTTAGCCATTATGCTTCCCTGTCTGTCATATCAGGTTTAACTGATAGAGGATCTAAATTTTCGTGGTTGGGCCACGGTTCGTGCATTGGAATACGTTTCATGATGCTTTCTAATGGTGACATTGTATCATATCTATCAGAAGTCCATTCTGCTTGATTAGGATCAATGACTACATTTTCAAATACTGGCAAAGGCTCAGGGGGAGAAGCGGCTGTTGCAGAACCTGCTTCGGCGGCTGCTGGCCCGTTAAGATTAATACTGCCGCCGGATATAGTAGTATTGGCTGCTCCAATTTCCATGTTTCCGCCAGATGTTAACTTGTTGTCTCCGCTGGTATTAACATCAAGCCCGCCACCAACTGTCATATTGACTTGATCTCCTACTGTAACATCCCAGGTTGATTCAAATGATTCAGCAACTGCTCCAGATACCGTTTGGTCTTTGGTGCCATCTACTTGTATTGCTACATTACCGTTTACAATAGAAATCTTATCTCCGCCTATTTCAGTTTGATGACGTTCTGCAACTTTGAGATTAAAGTTACGACCGGCTTCTATGTTGATATCTCTATCAGCATAAAAATTAAAATCCTGTTTAGTATGTATGCTAACACTATCTTCTGCAAAGATATCAATTTTACCGTCGCTAGACATTTCAATCCAACTGGTTCCTCTACTATTACCTATATAGATTAAATCTTCTGAGGTATGCATTAGAATTTGATGACCAGTTCTTGTACGCAGTCTTACATATTCATCTTTGGGTATAGTAGGCTCACCGCTATCACCTCCTAACGTGTCGGCATAATCGTAGCCACCTTCGCTGGTATTAGTTCTACGCTGATATCGATCATCTCCATCATCCATGACAAACTGCGAGCCGCCTAACCTGCTTACTGGGACAGGTGCTGGACTTTGACTCTCTACTTTTCCGATAAAAGATTTTTTAGCACCGTCTCTTCGATCAAGTGGTCCAGGTGTCGAAATTCCATAAACGCTACTAGGAACATTTCTACGAGCTGTGCTTTTTGAAACTCCCCTAACGTCATCTGCAAGCAATCCTTCTTCTCTTAGATGTTCAGCAAAAGGATGAACTGCTTTTTTAATCTTGTCAACTTCCATGTTTTCTTCAAGACTATTGGCTCTACGATTTACTTCTGCTACTGGAACTGTGTCAACATCGTAATGCTCTGAATCACCGTCGGCAAATTCTACCGCATCAGATCCTGCAATAGCAGGGACCATGTGATTAGTAAATCTGTCAGGAACACAGCCCATCCAGTAGGCTTGACTAGGATCGCCGTCAATAAAAAATACAATAACAGTTACTCCAACATCAGGAGGAACAAACCACATACCATAACTTTTTTGACTGTCATTAAAATCATCTTTGTTTTCGCCTTGAAACTCAAAAGCTGTTGCTCCAAAGAAAGGACTAGCGTAACGAGCTCCAAAAGTTTGGCCGCCATCTCCAACGCTATTACCATCTTTCTTTAACAAGGTAACTTCTAGGCCTCCCATGAAACTGGGATCCAAGTGTCCTACAACTTTAGCTAGGAAAGGGCCGCCGGAAATGTTTGATGGCGCATTAGCTGATTCTCTTTTTACCTGTGACATTTATTATCCCATGAAGTCGCCGAGGTCGGCATTGTTTTGTGCTATTTCTTCATCAGTGTAGCCAGAACCTAGGCCGCCTGCGTCAACACCAAACAGTTCGCTGTAATCAACAAATTCTGCAGCTTCACCGTTTGGAGAAAGGCTGATAGTATCCTCTTCTGAAATATCCACAGCCAACGGATTTTTGCTTGCTCCCTTATAAGGATCGTAATCCCAAGGTTGATTAGGCATTCTAGTAGCTTCTAAGGTTTGTGTAAATGTTCCGTTAGAAAATTTATTGTTTACCTTTATTACTTTGTAAATTCCGCTATAAGGATTGACTCTTTCTCCTGGAGGAAAATTATAAAGGCCGCCACTACCACTGGTTCCTAGATTAGGTTCTACTGGTGTTCTAAAAATAATTCTAATATAAGTATCAGTTCCTTGATAATTCAAACTGCCGGCAGCATCCCTCATTGCATCTTCACCGCCTGCGCCTATACCATCATAGACATCTCCAATATAATTACCCATTCCGGCATCTGCAATCCAATAAGGATCTCCTATGATTTCAAGACTGATCTTTGTCATATCACCAGTGCCTTGATTTTCAATTTTATTTTTAAGGACTTCTGCAACACGTCTTGCTACTGTTTGAGAACCCGGACCGCCCTTTGTGGTAATTTTAGTTATTGCAAAATCACCGTAGGAAGCACTAGCATCTGGAGTGGTAGCGGCTTCTGCGTCACCTGTAGATACATTCTTTAATTTTTGATCCGGATCTTCATATGATTGCTCGAGTGCAGGGTTTGCCACGCTTTCACTATCTTCAGCACTAGTAGCCATCTGTCCCTGATGGAATAGTTGATTAATTTGAATATCAAATTTTATAATATCGTTATTTTGTCCAGTATAGATGTATTTGTATTCTTTACCAATAATTTTGTTTAGTTGAGGATAACCAGGAGGATTTGCACTAGGATTTCTAAACACACTGGAATGTACCTTAAAAGGTATTACTCTAAAAACATAACTACGCTGTCTACAATTTCTTTTTAGGTCAAATTCACCTATAATTATTTGTACATCTACTCTAAACCAAGAGATGCGGCCTGCATCATCAATACCTTTACTAGGATCAATCGCATCTTTGGCAAATTGACTACTTAAAATTACTTCTTGTATAATATTCTGTACTGTTGCTCCGGCTTTAAATTGAAACTCTCGTTGTTTAGGATCAATTGTCATTTTTCCTCTTTCAATTAACCCGGTTTCTTTATCAGTAACATCACCTTCGAAACCAAAATTAAAATTACCGCCGCTGCTAGGGCCAAAACCTAAACTGCTGGTTCCAATCGGACCGTCTCCAAAATTTTGACTTTGTTGTCCTTCTCGGCCTTTCAACGGAGCACTTTTAGGTTCAGTTGGGTCAAATGCTACCAGTTCTTCCAATGCGGTCCAGGCGCCGCCGTCGTCTTCGCCCGGCAGGCCTACACGGTCTGCCCAATTTGTAGGAAACACCACAATGTACCTGTCAGCAGTATCTTGTTTTTCTTCTTTTCTTAATTTTTCTTGAGCTTTGTTTAATGTTACACATAAACTGGTATTTCCAGCCACTAGCATTTCTTTAATGTCTTCGCCACGTAATTTTAAATCTGTAGTAACCTGTTGTGCAATATTAGTAAAGCCTGTGTGATTAACTGGATATGCTTCACACTTGTAATTTGATCCGCCTTCGTTGGTTGAAAATGTAACTTTTTTAAAAGCTATAATAAAATATTTTTCTAGAGCATCTGAACTACCAAACATCTGACCGTTGTCTTTATGTCCTGCAAATTCCAATTTTAATAAAAATGGAGTACCGTTGTAATTAGGGTAACCGGCATTGATTGATGCAGTTTGTAGGCTATGTAAGAAGTATCCCATAGAGTAAGGTTCGTATACATCAAACGACATTGTGATCATGTTAGTAGATCCAGTCTTTGCTGTAGCCGCTGTTGTCATGTCCATAGAAAAATTGTTGACATAATACTCGGGTTCACCTACAATAGTATTAGCACGTTTACTGTCATATCGGCCAGCACTAGAGAATACAACATTTTCTAATGCACCCGGTATTCCCCTATATGAACTAGGATTGTTAAACTGATCCGGGCTTAGGCAACATAATGTCCAAAGAGGAGCATATGATGCAAATTGTTCTAAGACATTTTCATAAGGAGGCCCGTTTAAAGTTGGGATTGATGCGAGTCCCGTAAACAGGCTAAGAGAATTTTTTGCTATTGCTCCGTCGCCAAACTCGGTATCAACCTGAACACTTGCTGAATCATCTTCTGTTTGATTGGTTGTTACAGTGGCAACACCCTGACGTATGTTCTGAACTCCAGGATCTTCATTATTAACGTTTCCGTTAAATTCATAATCATCCCACATATTATATTCCTAAGTAATTTTGTAAGTTAGTTTTTTTAGGAATGTAAATTACAATACCTGGTTCAAAATCATAGATAGGATCTTTAATCACATCCATATTTCGTTGAACAAATACCCACCATAGTTTAGGATCCCCGTAGAGATCATAGGCTAATAAATCTGGACGATGTCGATATTGATTTTCTAAAACATATTTGAAATCATCTTTCTCTGAAGGTACCGGTCTAACCTTCATTAATTCCAAATATAATTTATTTTGTTTAGTTAAGGCCCATGGGCTGGTTTTTCTATACTTAACTTTCTTATCAACATTTGCCATTTTAGATATAACCCTTCATGCTCATATCTCCAGCAACATATTGTTGAAGACTAAATTGTCTTAGACGTGTTCTATTGTATATTGGCGAAACAGTAACGGATATTTTGCTAAGAATAGGTACCCAAGATACTCCGAAGGCTGTATTACACTTGATGTAGTTAACGTCCTCAGGAAGATCAACACTGAAACTTTTAATTATTACTGGCACACTGTTTAATACCGCAGGTCCGTAACCAGATAGATTACAGATAACCGGAGGGTTACCAACATTGTCGCTAGCGCCATAAAACATTTTTGTAGCTGCTTTAAAAAATGTTGTAGCTTCAATCCAGTACTGTGCATCAGTTTGAGTTTCACAACTAAACTCTCCAGCAATTTGAATGTCTTCTACCGAACTGTTTTTATAGGCTTGGAAAGGATAATTGTTATGTACAGGATCAATTGTGCTGTAATTTGCCTTGGTGGCGATTGTCACGCTAGGAAGATAAGGCCATACTACTCCATTAGTGTCACGCAGTCTAGGAAATGCTCCTTCACCAAATAGGCCAAAATTGCAATTAACTCTAACTCGCCAATCATTAGCATCGGAACTTTGTACTTCAACAAATGATCCTCTAGACTGAAATAGCTCGCCACTACTGGGCAGGTTCTTGCCCCTAAAAAGGCTAAGTACATTGTTCAGTTGTCCTGCGGCTGCTGATACCGCTCCAGCGATGCCGCCAATTGCACCAATAGCACCACCTATGCCTAAACCATTGATAGCACGACCAATATCACCTCCGGCATTTGAAATGCCTCCTGCAATGCTTCCAATACCTTTCATTGCTGTTCCCAGGTCGGGCATACCTCCTACTGTGGCTCCGTTAAGAGAAGAACCAATAGACCCACTTAAGACGGCCACTTTGTTTTCTAAATCTGCCATTCCTGTTGACATGCCACCGCCAAAGCCGCCGCCAAAAGCGTTGGTAGCAGAGCTAACCGCACTCTTAGCTGAGGATATAACTGATGTAAATGGATTGAGCGATAAAGACATAAAAAGACTCCGTTTAGACTATTTATTATTAAAAAAATGTGCTATTATTATATAACTTGGAGATTCCTATAACTATGACGTTAATAACGCAGCCACCTAAAATAAAGTACCTAACCAACAAAGATTTATTAAGAGAAATACACCTAAGCAAAAACACCTACTGTGCATTTCTAGCACCTGAACACAGTGAATACGATATTATTTTACCTAACTTATCTAAGGTTAATATCCGCACAATAGCAGATGCAAAACGTGCTAGAGCAATTAGGATGGGAAAACAGGCTCACGAACTAGCGGTACTAACTGGTGGTAAAAAACTACCTGCAAAAGAATTCGAAGTAGACTATAAAACTATTAAAAAAACTGATGTGGTATTTCGCATCATGACCTTTGAACATATTCCGTTGGCGCCTGGTCGCAAAAAGACTCTAAAGAATACCGCAGATAGTCATGACA